AGGGTATAGATGGTAACAAGTATATAACTTGCGACGTAGCGCGTTTTGGAAGCGATAAGACGGTCATAATGCTTTGGCAAGGGTTACACCTTACATATATCAAAAGTATGCTTAAATCGGCTATAAATGACGTTGTTGAAGATATTAAGAAATTACAACAAGAAAACCAAGTGCCACTGCGTAACATAATAGTAGACGAAGACGGTGTAGGTGGGGGTGTAAAAGATTATTTAAGATGTCAGGGCTTTGTAAATAATGCTAGACCTATAAAAGCAGAAAACTACCAAAACTTAAAAACACAATGTTACTATAAACTAGCAGACCTTATAAACAAAGGACAAATAGGCATAAGCTGTAAAGATATAAATATCAAAAACTACATTATAGAAGAATTAGAACAGGTAAGAATGAAAGACGCTGACAAAGACAACAAGCTGCAAATCATACCCAAAGACACGGTAAAAGCTATAATAGGTAGATCACCTGACTATGCAGACGCTTTAGCTATGCGTATGTATTACGAAGTAGATAGTAACTATGGTAGGTATTTTGTACAATAAAAAGGGGCGGCAAAAGCCGACCCCCCCTTACACACTTCAAATGAAAACTGAGCAAATATAAAATAATAAACTAAAAAAACAAATTTTCTATTATATAATAAGGAAACAATATGAAAGTAAAAGTAAGTAAAAAAGGAAAGACTAAAAATTATAAAGTAATAAGCAGTTGGGACGAAGTTACTTTAGAAAAATGGGTTAAGTTAGCTAGTTTAGAAAAGCTATCTAACAGTAAAGAAGCACAAGGGTTAATAGAAGCTTTATCAGACTTACCTAATGATGTTATAAGTAAGTTAAGTATACAAAATATAGCGGTACTATTAGACAGGATTGCAGAAGTACAAGCCGAAAAAGATGATAAGCTTAAAAAGTTTATTACTATAGAAGGCAAAGAATATGGATTTCACCCTAGCTTATCAGAAATAACGCTGGGCGAATATGCAGATATAGAAACCTTTATACAAAAGGGGTTAGGTGATTACTTGCCTGAAATTATGGCAATACTTTACAGACCGATTGTAGAAAGACAAAACAATGCATATATAATAGAGCCTTACGACGGTAAGTTAGATGTAAGGGCTGAACAAATGAAGAAGATGAAAGCAGCAGAAGTAGAAAGCGCGTTGGTTTTTTTTTGGAATTTCGTAAAAGAATTACTGAAGATTTTGCCATCATTTTTGATGGAACTTCACACGGAAAGGCAGAAGGATTTACGAACGAAGATTTTGGTTCAAAATGGGGTTACTTCGGCTTAATGTATAGGCTTTGTAATGGTGAAATAACAAGATTAGAAGCAGTAACAAAGTTAGGTTTATTAGAATGCTTTACATGGCTAAGTTATGAAACAGATTTAATGATAAATAAAAGCGTACAAAAAAATGGCAATATCGAATAAGACATATAGTAACTTAATAGATACACTTAAAAAACTAGGCGAATATCACAAGCAAATAAGCACCACAACCGTTGGTGATATATTCGACATAGACTTAGAAAAAAACACAAAATATCCATTAATGCATATAAACCCTATAAACGTAAGTACAGGGCGTGTAGGTCTTACTTATAACTTTCAAATATTTGTAATGGATTTAGTAGACGCTGGAAAAGAAAACGAACAAGACGTATATAATGACGTGTTGCAAACATGTGTTGATATTATTTCAATATTTAGAAATAGTAAGTGGCAAGCACAATTGACATTAGACATTAACGCACCTGTGTATTTTGCAGAAGATGACGAATACGTAATAGAACCTTTTACAGAAAGATTTGACCAGGCAGTAACTGGGTGGGTTTTTCAAATTGGTATTACTGTAGATAATAGCTTCCAAACTTGTAATATACCAATGACAGACACTTATATAGGACAATGATAAAATTCACAATAGGCAAATTAACAATTCAACTAATACCACCGAAAATAACTTATGGATTATAACGAAATTTTAGAAAGATTAGAAGCAATTAGTATTAAACTACAAAGCTACACAGACTACCCACAAGCTGCTACAAACAATGCTAAAAGGGCTGTTAAATATAAAGAAGAAAACGGTAGTGATTGTGGTACACGTGTAGGCTGGATAAGGGCTAACCAATTAGCAAATAAAAAACCAATAAGTAGAGATACTATAGCGCGTATGGCTTCATTTAAAAGACACCAACAAAACAAAGACGTTCCATACTCCGAAGGTTGCGGCGGTATTATGTGGGACGCTTGGGGCGGATCGTCAGGCATAAACTGGGCAATAAATAAACTTAAACAAATAGATAAAAAATAATAAATATGGCAGACTTAACAACAACAGTATCAGAAACAGTAACGCTAAACGGTGCTGCAAGAGGTACAACAAACACAATAACCACAACAGGTATAGTAGATGTATTCGAAAGAATATTGACTTGTGCGCATAGTAACACGACTACTATAGCAACTTTTGCTTCTACACCACACGCAAGCGCTGGTGCTTTAGACGTAGAAAACGCTAAGTATATAAGGGTTACTAATTTAAGTGCAGATCAAGACTTAAAACTAGCTATTATTACAACAAATACAAATTACCAAGTAATTGTTAGGGCTGGTGCTTCACACATACTATTCCAGGCTGAGAATGCGGCGATTGGTGAAGAAGACACTACGCCTGCTTTTGGTACATTAGAAGACATTACAAGTATACAGGCTAGACCAAGTGCAACAACTGATATACAAGTAGAAATGTTTGTAGGTCTTGTGTAAATGGCAAAATATACTACTAAAAACCTAGAAAGATATTTAAATAGCTTAGGCAGAAATATTGTCAAAAAAGCTAGAAAAAACTTATCTGACGCTAATAAAGGTGGTGGTAACTTATCACGCTCTTTAGACTTTAAAGTCAAAAGAAAAGGTAGAGCCTTTAGCGTGCAGCTTTTTATGGCTGATTATGGTAAGTTTGTTGACGAAGGCGTAAAAGGTGCTGGGGGTGAAATAAAAACAGGTAGACATGCTGGTAGTTATGGTGGTCGTAGGCACTACATAACTTGGGAAAAAAGGCGTAAAGATAGCCCCTTTCAATTTGGTAGCGGTAAAAGTTCAGGTAGTATATATACAGGTATTGAAGCGTTTATTAAGAAAAAAGGTATTAAGGGTAGAGATAGAAAAGGTAGATTTATTACTAATAAGTCTTTAGCTTTTGCAATAGTAAAAGTTTTATGGATTAAGGGTATACATGGTATTAGTTTTTTTCAGCAACCTTTAGGCTTTTACTGGCGGCAAGCAGTAGACAAGCAAGGTTTATTAGGCGCAGTAGCAGACGACATAATCACAAATATTAAAAAAGCAATATAATGGCAGCAAATGCAAATATAATAATAACACAAGAACCATACTATAGGACATTACCAGTAGGTCAAGAAATAATCTTTACAGTACAAGATGACAACATAGTAGCTAATCAAACACGTGTTCGGTTTACTGCTTCTATTTACCTAAGTGCTGATACATCAAGCATAACAACCGCAGCTAGTTTAGTTGCAACATTAAAGACAACACCTAACGGTAACGGTGTAGCTATGTTTGATATTAGACCAGTATTAGAAAGTTATGTTAATCCTGAACAGTTAGCAAACGGTCAAGATTCAGGCGAATATTCAGGTGTTGTAAATTCTACTTTTAAGGGTGTAGATTTTATAGATAAGACCTTTCCAATACATGTAGTAGATAAGTTTTCACAAGCAAATGAAGTGGCAAGGGCTTTTAGGGTTTTATTTGCTGTAGAATACCTTTCAGGAAACGCCACTGTAGTTGATAGCAATAAGGAATGGTCAGAAGAATACTTAGTATTTAACGGTTATGTTAAAAACGAAGATATATACACAAGTAAGAAAACACCTTACGGCATAAATTACGGTTTAGATTTAGAAAATATGCAACAACAAGTATTTATTAATAACCGTACTACTACACCATTTGATGTAAGCATAATACAGTCTAGTGGTACTGCTAAATTTCTAACATCAGCACCTACACAACAATATGCAAGGCTAAAGGATTACGGCACTATTGCTATGTTTAATAAATTAGATAGAAGCTTTACAACTGCACCAGGAATAGTAGGCAACCAAATAGATAGAATAAGAGTGTCTTTATTTAATAGCGCTACAGTTCAGCTAGGTTCTGATATAGATATACAAAACACAACAACCGCAGGCGGCACAAGAAGAAGCAATTATGACCAACTTGTAAAACAAAATATATTGTTTTTTGGTATTTACCCTGCTAATTTTGATGGTGGCTATATAAAAGACCCAGTAACTTACGCAGATTGGAATACACATAGGGCTAACGTAGCGTTGTATAAGTTTAAGGCAATAGATTCTTCAGGTAATGACCTAACACAATCATACACGGTAGATATACTATGTAATGAAAGTAAAAAAGGTTATGAAAATATAAGACTATGTTGGTTAAACCGTTGGGGTGCTTGGGATTATTACACATTCACACTTAAAAATACAAGAAGTTTTACAACTAATAGAACAAAATACACACAATTAGGCGGCACGTGGAATGCTAGAAATTATGAGCCTGTAGGCTATAAGGGTGGTCAAAAAACTTTTAGGGTAAATAATACAGAACGTATTACCTTAAACACAGATTATATGACAGACGAAGAAAGTATATGGATAGAAGAACTAATTAACAGTCCTGAAGTTTATATAATTAATGGTTTTTCTACAGACGCTAACGCTTCTTCTACTACACTTTCAGGTATTGTAAATAAATACGTAGAACCAGTCTTACTTACAACGTCTAATTTTGTAAGAAAATTAAGCGGAAACGAAAAACTAATACAATACACTATAGATATAGAAAGAAATAAAACACAAAGAACACAAGCCATATAATGAGTGTACAACTAATACTATACCCACAGAACAACGACGGTACTTATGCGTTCAATTCAGCACCAAGACTTAACGAATATGTTAATGACCCTAATATAATTAGTGGTGTAACAAATACTGCAATTTTATCGTATATGAATAACGATTGGGGCTACCAAATAAGTAACGCCAATTCTCCTGCAAATGGCTGGATAGGTTATTATACATCTGTAAATACTTCAGTATGGAATGCAACAACACAACCCCTATACACTAACCCACCAGGAACAGTAACGCTTTACGCAACAGCAGGTTCAGCGCCACTTTCGTTAAGCGGTTTATATCAAACAATACAAGGTTTAACGGCTGGTGCTGATTATAGAGTAGTTGTAAACCATGAAAGCCATTCAGGTAATGGGTTCTTTTTATTTGGTACACCTACTGTAAACACATCTATAGGTCATATAGGTGGTGGTCAGTGGGGTTCACAAGTTGCTATAGGTAATGTAGCTGCAAACTTTACACATTTTTACTTTACAGCTAATAGCCCTACAATGGAGTTATTCGTGTCTTATATACATTCAGCAACAAGCAATTTTGATGTATATTCAATAAGCGTAACTGAAGACCCAAGAACTAATATGCCGCAAAACATTACAGACCTTACAGACGGTCAGGTAATTTGCGATCTATACCAAGACCAGGACATACCACTAACTTTAAGTGTAGACGAATTTAAAAACATAACAGAAAAAACACAAAGTTATTCGAAAAGCTTTGACCTGCCAAATACTAAAAGGAATAGTAGAATATTTACACATATATTTGAAATAACACGAGTAATTACGTCTGTTTTTGATTTTAACCCTTATGCAAAAACACGTGCAGTATTAAAACAAAACGGTGTTAGTATATTAGATGGGTTTTTAAGGCTTATTGAAATAACAGAAAAGAAAGGCGAAATAAGCTACAATGTAAACTTATACACTGATTCTATAGCTTTAGTAGATACATTAAAAGGTCGTAACTTTTTAGACTTAGACTTTTCTGAGTTAGACCATTCATACAATAGAACAAATATAATGAATAGTTGGTATGATACAGTAGGCATAGAATTAACTAATAATATAACGGCAGATAGCTTTGCATATAACGCAGCACTACCAAGCCCTAATGACCATACAACTGTATTAAAATACCCATTAGTAAACTGGATAGGTGATATAATAAAGGGCGGTTCTAATTCGCCATATGGCACATTAAGTAACCACGATATGCCTGAAATGCAAAACCTTACAGACTTTTTTAGACCTTTTATACAAATAAAATATTTGATTAATAAAATATTCAAAGCTTCAGGCTTTACTTTTACGTCATCATTTTTTGATACAGACGATTTTAAAAGGTTGTTTATGGACTTTAACGGTTTACACAATGGTGCGCAGCCTATAAAGTTCAGACTAGGATATGATACTTTTACACAATTATTAACTACAAGTTTTACAAACGCCCCCTTTGGCGCTCCTTCTCCTACTACATTTGGTAGCTTTATAGTACCATCAACACTTGCGCAATATTATGACTACAGTACAAATCAATTCGACTTTACAACTGACAACACAGTAGTTAATATTAAAGGGGGGTGCGGTGTAAAAAGTACAGGGGTTTCGCCAGGAGGTAGCCCATATCATTTAGTAGATTTTAGGGTACACCATTTTAACACTTCTACAGGTGCTACTATAAACACTTACAGTGTACAACAACAACAAATAAACAATAACCATACATATAATTTTATCTATGACACTAATAGTATATTTGTAAATAGTGGCGAAAGCTTAGCTATACAAGCAAAAGCACCGTTAAGTTCAACTGGTGCAAGTGGTACTTACAAGTTTGATTACGGTATGTATACAGCTTATTTACAAGGTTTTATTACAGATACTCAAACTATATCTTCAAACCTATTAAACAGCAATAGGGGTGAACTAGGTCAATGGGATTTTTTAAAAGGTATTTTTACAATGTTTAATTTAGTTACATTAAGCGACCCTAACAATCCTGGTAATATTATAATAGAACCTTATAACGATATATTTGGCGAAAGCCCTACAGTTGTTACACCTAAGACACTAGACTGGACTTATAAAGTAGATACAGAAGAAACAAAAATAGAACCAATAGACTTATCTAAAATAGTTAAACTACAATACGAAGAAGACACATCAGATTACCCAGCAAATGTATATAAGTTAGCTACACAATCTGCTAACTATTTGGGGTTATATGGTTCTAAAAAAATTAACACAAACGGTATGTTAGGGCTTACAGGCGGTATGACTAGCTTACTAACAGGTGAAGAAGAAGTAGTAGCAAGTCCATTTGCAGCAACTGTTATAAAACCATTAGACGACGGACAATTACAATATTTTATTACACCTGCAATATATAGTGCTACTAATGATGACGCTACAGAGTTTGAAAGCTACGGTAATTTACCTAGAATACTTTATGATAACGGTATTGTAGACCTATCGCCAGTAGGGTTGTCTTATTTTGTACCTAATCAAAATGGTGTTACATCTGCAAACCTTACAGGTTATTTACAATTTACCCACTGGTCAAATACAGCCGCAGATAGAACAGCACAAGTAGGAATAGGCACACCTGACAATGACAACAGAGATTATAACTTCGGCGAAGCAGCTACTATAGAAATAAACAGCAATTGTACAAATAACCTTTACAATATGCATTATTCACAGTATTTTTCTGACCTATACAACCCAAATACAAGAATATTAAAAGTAAAAGCAAACTTAAATGCAGCCGATATTAATACGTTTAGGTTTTATGATAGGGTTTTTATTAAAAATAGGGAATTTAGAGTTAATAAAATACAGTATAACCCTAACGCTTTATCTATTGTTGAATTAATACTACTACCATAATGGAATATTTAAGAGGATATAATATTAAACCTAATTCAGTATCAGAAACAGGCGTCGTGTACTTTACAGATGGCAGTAAGTTCGGTATAACACCAAGCCAACAAGTTTGCGAAGCTTATGGCTATTACTATGACCATGTAACTAAAACTTGCCAAGCTTTCCCATTTACGCCTAAACCATCACAAAATGTTAGCAAAGGTAAAAACATAATAAAAGGTAGAAACAATGTAGATGTAAGAACTAAAAGCGCTGTTATTTTAGGTAACAATAACACAACTACAGAAAATACAAACTTACTATTATTAGGTCAAAACCATAACATAGACAACAAAATTAATAATTCTTCTATTGTTGGTGGGGGTTCGGCTCTTTTGTCTAGGCAAAGTGAAGTAGCTATAGGTGGTGGTGTTCATGCTATTTCTGATAGGTCTACTACACTGACAGCAAGACGACAAATGTCTGTAGTAAAATTGTCAGGTATTACAATAGATAACGTAGCTACTAAGCTAACTGTACAAGGTGACGGAAGCAGCTATATTAATGTAAAAAATAATAGCATTATAGGTTATGATGTATACTTAACTAGATTTGAACTTGGCGGAAGTGCAGGCACAGCAGGAAACTATTCTTATAGAGAATTAAAAGGTGCAGTACAAATAGATGACAGCTATAATATGGCTTTTGTAATAGGTTCAACTACTACAATAGCAAAAATTGGTGTTGATGGTACATTTACTGTAGTAGACAGTTCGACTACAGATGTTAAGTCAATAACAATGTAAATAATTTGTGGAGCGCTACAGTATATATACATGAAGCAGTTTCTACAGTAACAACATTTTAATTATGAGTAGATCAGTAGAATTAAGAGCAAATATAGATTCCAATATAGGTAAAATAGCTAAGGATACAGAAAAGATGGCTGACAACCTTAAGGACGTTAATAAGGAATTAGAAGACAGTGTTATGGATTTACAATTTATGGGTACATCTCTAAATTCTGTAAAAAGCGGTTTTATAAACGTAACAAGTAAGGCAAAATTAATGTTCAGCAGTATAAGAGCAGGTTTAATATCTACAGGTATTGGTGCTTTTGTAGTTGCAATAGGTTCTTTGGTGGCATATTTTACAGCGTCTAGAAAGGGCGCAGATAAGTTTAAGCAAGCATTAGCAGGTGTAAGGTCTGTAGTACAAGTCCTTATAGATAGGTTTGCGTCTTTTGGCGAAGGTATTGCTAAGATATTTAGTGGTGAATTTGCAGCAGGTGCAGAAATATTAAAACAGTCTATGACAGGTATAATAGACGAAATGAAAGAAGAAGGAGCAGCCGCAGCCGCTTTAGAAAAAAGACAGCAAGCCTTATTAGACAAGCAAAGACAACTAGCGGTCGAGTATTCAAAAAATAGGGCAAACATACAAGAATTAAAACTAGCCGCAGAAGACACCACAAAGTCTAATGAAGATAGGGCAGAAGCTGCAAGGAAAGCACTAAAGTTAGAGCAAGACTTTTTAGAAAGAAGAATAGCGCTAGCGCAAGAAGATTTTGACATACAAAATGAAAGAAACAATTTATTAGACAAAGAAAAAATAAGTAGGGAAGACTTAGACGCTTTAGCAGAAAAACAACAAAGGATAGACGATTTAAGAGAAGAAAGTGTGGGTAAGCAGATAGAACTGAATAATAAATTAAACGCCTTAAATGCAGAACAACAAGCAAAAGAAGACCAAGCACGAGCGGATAAAAAACAAAAAGATGAAGAAGCTGCCGCAGAAGAAGCGCAACGTATTCAAACTTTAGCAGATTTAAGAAAAGCAGCGTTACAAGATTTTGCAGATAGCCAACTAAGTGCAAACCAATTAGAAATTAAAAGGATTAATGACAAGTATAAAGGCTTAAAGGAAGGCGACGAAGAATACGCAGGTCAGTTTATGGAGTTAGAAACCGCTAGGCTTACTGAAATAACACAAGCACAACAAAGACAGTCGCAGCAGTCACTAGCTTTAGCCAAAGCAGAAGCCAAAGCCAAGAAAGACATACAAATGGATCAGATAGCTGCCTTTGGTAATTTAGCTGGTGCGTTGTCTAGTTTATTTGGTGATAACAAAGCCTTAGCAGTTGCTTCGGCTACTATAGATACGTACGTAGGTGCGAACAAAGCCCTTGCACAAGGTGGGTTAGTTGGTTATGTTGGGGCTGCTTCAGTAATTGCGTCAGGATTAGCAAATGTAAAAACCATATTAGAAACAGACGCGCCAGGCGTTTCTACTGGTGGTGGTGGTACTGTTTCGGCTACACCGCCTGCACCTGAATTTATTAGCGGTCAATTTGACTTAAATAATGTAGGTGACTTCCAAGAAGCTGCACCAGTTCAGGCTTACGTAATTACAGACGAAATGACAAGCAGCCAAAACAAACTAGCACAAATTAGACGAAGATCGACAATATAAAAACAAAATAAAAATTAATTTAAACTATTATATAATATGCCTTGCAAAAAATGTAAAGACGGAAAAGTAAAATGGGGTGATACTGGCGCTTGTCAGTATGACACTATAGAAGAATGCGAACAAGCAAACAAAGATTATTACGAAAACATGAAAACAACATCAATTGTAGAATTAATAATAGCGGACGATTCACAAGAATTAGCTATAGACGCTATTAGCCTGGTGTCCGCTCCTGCCATAGAACAAGATTTTGTATTTTTTGGAAAAGAAAGACATAATTTAACATTTGCAAAAGTAGACGAAGAAAAGCGTATGCTAGTTAGTCCTGCATTAATACCTAATAAACAAATATTTAGATATGATCCAAATACAGACAGTGAATACTACGTGTACTTCAGTCCTGAAACAGTGCGTAAGGCTGCTGAATTATATTTAAAACATAACAACCACCATAAGGCTACATACGAACACCAAGATAGAGTAGCAGGCGTATTAACAGTAGAAAGCTGGATTAAAGAAGGCGACCTAGACAAGTCTAAACTATATGGCTATGACTTACCAAATGGTACTTGGTTTGTTAAAATGAAAATAGAAAACGACGATTTATGGCAAAAGATAAAAGAAGGCGAACTTCGCGGTTTAAGCATAGAAGGATATTTTATTGACAAAATGCATAAAATGTCGGAAAAAGAACCAACAGACCAAGAAATACTTGAAGCTTTAAACGAAATAATACAAGAAAACCAAAAACAAAACAAATAAATAAAAATTCTATTATATTAAAAAAGACATACTATGGACATTAAAGAAAAAATACTTATAGCACTTGGTCTTAACAAAGACGAAGAAATTAAATTAGGCTGGCAAGCTAAGTCGGAAGACGGTACAATCTTTGTATCTACTGCCGAAGAATTAGAAAGCGGTGTAGACGTTTCTGTATTAACTGAAGACGGCACTACAATACCATTACCAATCGGAACTTACAAAACAGATACAGGCGTAAGCTTTAGGGTAGAAGAAGAAGGCGTAGTAGGTGAAGTTATGGAATCAGAAACAGAAGAAGAAGTTACTGACGAAGAAATAGACGCAAGAGAAGAAAAAGAAGAATACAGCGAAATGGCTGAAGCAGTTGAGTTTAAATTCCCTGAATCAGACGCAGAAAAAGCTGACTCGGCTAAGTCTTACGAAGAAATGAAAGACAAAGTAGACAACTTAATGGACGCTATAGCTGACATCAAAGCTAGATTAGGTGAAGGTGAATCAGAAGAAGTAGAAATGACAGAAGAAACAGTAGAAGAAACACCATCTGACAACCCTAAGACTGTTACAACTAAAACAACTGAAGTTGTTGAGTTTTCAGCAGAAGATGAGATAAAAAAACTAAAAGAAGAAAACGAAAATTTAAAAACTGAACTAGCCAAAGCACCTGCTGAAGCACCAATTAATACAAATAAATTTAGTTCAGAAAAACCTGCTTTAAGTAAATTAGAATATAGCAGACTTTCTAAAAGAGAAAGAATTTTAATGAAAATAAACAATTAATATAAACAATAAAAAACAAAAATTATGGCATTCAGTGTAAATCAGCCGAATTTCAACGGCAAAGCAGCAGGATTCTACATTTCTGCAGCATTAAAGGAAGCTAAATCGTTAGACTTTTTAACGGTTATGGAAAACGTAAAATATAAAGAAAACATACAGAAAATGGACGGCAGTTCGCTTATCGTAGATGGGTCATGCTCGGCGTTCACAAGTTCAGGAAACCTTGCTTTAACTGAAGCGACGCTTGAACCAAAGGATCTACAAATTAACCTTAGCATATGCAAAAAAACTTTGATAACATCTTACGAAGCGTTGCAAATGAGAGCAGGTAGAGATGCTGGCGCTCCTGTTTCTTTCGAAGACTATGTTATTTCTTACTTAGGTGAGATCATAGCAGACGGAACAGAAACTTCTATTTGGGGTGGTGTTACTGGTACACCAGGACAGTTTAACGGTTTTACAGGTTATCACTTATTACCTGGTACAGACGCTACAGTAGTACAGTCTTCAGCTTCGGCGGCTTATTCAGCAGCAAATATAGTTACAAACTTACAAACTTTAGTTACTGATATATTAGGCGGTACTGCTGCTGACGTATTAGGAAAAGATGACGCATACATCTACATGAACAGAAAGACTTACCAATTCTACATACAAAAAATGTCTACTGAAGGATATATGAACGCTTACAACATGAGTGGCGAATATATGCCTATGTTTGAAGGCGTGCAACTGGCTGTAGTACCTGGTATGGTAGATAATCAAATGGTATTTGGTCAGAAGTCAAATTTATTCTTTGGGACTGATTTACTTTCAGATAGTACGCGAATTTCTATCTTAGATCAAAGCGTTGTAACAGGATCAGATAATCTTAATGTAGTGGCTCGTTATACTGCTGGAGTAGTACAAGGTATCGGAGCGGACGTAGTAAGACAATCATAAATAAATTAACAGAAGCAGGGGTGTAAAAGCCCTTGCTCCTTTAACCTTTAAAAAAAAATATTATGGCATGTACAGCATTAACAAAAGGAAGGGGACTTGATTGTAACAGGATATCTGGTGGAATTAAATATATATATTTTGCAGTTTATGACCAAGTAACATCAATACCACAGGCAAACGGTGAAATAACCGATTTAGAAATGGGTAGTAATATGTTATATAGGTATACAATGCCTTTAGGTGTATCATCTTTAACAGATACAATAGTTGGTTCACGTGAAAACGGAACTATATACTATACACCTTCGGTAAGTATTATACTAAATAGACTGACTAAAGAAGATCAAAACCAAATTAAACTACTAGGACAAACTAGAGTTATAGTGTTTGCACAATTAAACCAGCAACTAACTAACGGACATGACGTTATTCTAGCACTAGGCGCAACAAATGGTCTAGAACTTAACGCAGGTACTATGGATAGTGGGGCTGCTTTTGCAGACAGAAACGGATATACGCTTACATTTGATGGCTTAGAACCATTACCTATGGCGTTTGTTCCTGACTATACAACTAACGTGTTTGACAATGCAGCGTTTACGTTAGGTGGTGTAGTTTCATCATAGTTACTTCTATCACTAATTTTTAGTGTTTTCATATTTTCTTGATTAAGGCGGAGTAAAAACCGCCTTTTTCTATTATTAATAAAAATAAATAAACACTTTTTCTATTATATAATATGATACAAGCTGTTTCTAAGTCTTCATTTGACGCATATTTAAGCACAGAAGATGTGCGTATAGACACTTCTGTAGGTTCTGACAAAATACGTTATCTTATGAAGTTTATAAATAATATGGATAAGTCAATACAATACGCTTATTCTACTATTCATGAAGTTTACGATAGATACACTAAAATGTCATTTACTTATAATACTACACCTGACGTTTATACTGGCGCTACAAAGCTTCTACCTGCTGGTTATTACAATTATGAAGTATATGAGGTGTCGTGGACTGGTGCTGTTGCTATTAGTGCAGGAAACGCACCTGTAAACGAAAATGACGTATTACCTGTAGCACCTACACACGGTGTAGTACAGGGTCTTATAACGCAGGGAAAAATGTATGTATCAGAAAAAAGTGGAACAGAAGAAGTACGCTACAAACAATATGAGCAGCCAGCTTCTACAAATTATATATATTACGGAAATTAAAAATTAAATATTATGCCTTTAGAACAAAACAACGAACTATTAAGGGAACAACTAGGTAAGCACAGATGTGATGTTATAGCTACTACTGCCATGACAGGAAAAAACTATTACGCAGTACACTTTCCTGTTACATCTGTTATAGCAAGTATAGCAGCAGCAAACGCAACAACTGCTACAGGTAGTGCAATATCTAACCTACACACAACAATACCAGCAGGTACTACTATATTCTTAAATGTTACTGCAATCACTTTAACAAGTGGGGTCGCTTTGTGCTACTATGAAGACGTGATCTAATGTTAGGACTATTACAAGGATCAACACTAGAAACCAATAGGAAAGACTTTGACACTTTTTCTTTACTGTTTAACGGTACTGATGAAAGCGTCACAATAGACGCTGTAGCTTCTTCAATAACCAGTGGAGCAGGTAGCGTGTCACTTTGGGCAAAGTTATCTACCGTATCATCAACAGGTAATTTATTTAGGGCTAAGGTAGATTCTAATAACTTTATAAACATACTCTATCATGCTTCAGCTAATGAACTTAGATTCGCTTATAAGGCTGGTGGTACTAATAAAACTGCTGTTACAAGTGAAGCAATAGAGGGCGACGGTGACTGGCATCATATAGGTGCTACTTGGAATGTAGGCGAAGATGAAATTAAGCTATATTTAGACGGACAGTTAAAGGCTACTACTACAGGTCTTGGTACTTTTAGTGGTACTATGTCAGAAGCTGACTTAGGGCAAAACCTTACAGGCGGTGGCTTTTATAAAGGCTATATGTCAAATGTGGCTATATTTACAAGAACCCTAAGCTTGGCAGATATGCAATTTATACAAAACAGGTCAAATGCTGTAGCTACACGGTTTTACCCTATGGATATATCTAATATGACTGGTTTAGTTGGTTATTATAGGTTAGAAGCAGGTTCAGGTACAACTGCTTTTGATAGCAGCAGTAACGGAAAAAATGGTACTTTAGTAAATACGCCGACATGGTCGACAGTAACACCAACAAATAATTAAGATGAAATACGTAACAATATTAGCAGAACAGGTAGCCAGTGTAGATTTTAACCAAGTCTTAGAAACATCTGAAGAAACTTTAAGGTATAGTAACGACAGAAGTTTAGCTTTGCTTAAATTTACAGGTGATACGCCAAGCTTTTTAGAAGGTAAAACAACTTATGATTATAACGAGATCATGGAAATACTAGACAGTCCTAATTGGACGCAAGAAGACTAACTATGAAAGACAACATATTAACAATAAACTTAGGAGTATCAACAGCACCAGTAGTGCAAGAAGCAAGAGGTAAGGACTATATAGAATACGGTACTGATGACTGGCGCAACTTATACCCTCAATTTTTAATAGACCTTTACTACAATAGTTCTACCAATGCGGCTATAATAAACGCTACAGCAGAAATGATAGCAGCAGAAGGTATTGTTATTGATGACGAAAACGCAGCAGACTTAGATAGAATTGTAAAATTAAAACAATTCATGAACAGCCCTAATAGTAAAGAAACAATGCACGAACTTATAAAAAAGTTAGCATTCGACTTTAAGCTACAGGGTGGGTTCGCTCTTAATATTATTTATTCGCAGGATCGTAGTACCATAAGTGAAATATATCATATACCAGTAGAAAAAATAAGAGTTGAAAGACCTGACGAAATGGGTAGAATTACTGGCTATTACGTTAGTGCTGATTGGTCTAATACAAGAACAAACAAGCCTTATAGAGTACCTGCATTCAATACACACGACAGAACAAGCGCCAGCCAAATACTTTACACAGGTCTATACAGCCCAAATATGGCGGCTTATCATACGCCTGACTATCTTGCTGGTAATAACTGGTCTTTAATAGACCAAAAAGTAGCTGAATATCATCTTAACGCTATAAATACTGGTTTTAGTGGGTCTTATGTATTTAGCTTCGCAAACGGAATACCAACCGCAGAAGAAAGAAGACAGGTTGAGCAAAGTATATCGGATAAATTTCAGGGCAGTGAAAACGCTGGCAAAGTAATTTTAACTTTCAGCGACGATAAAACAAGAACACCTGAAATAACACCAATACAAACAAGCGACCTAGACAAGCAATACTTAGCCTTACAAGAACTTTTAGTACAAAACATACTTACAGCCCATAGGGTTACTTCACCTATGCTTATGGGTATTAAAAACGATACAGGCTTAGGTTCTAATGTTGATGAACTTAACGCTGCTGGTAACTACTACTTAAACACAGTATGTAAACCTTACCAAAACCATATTATAAAAACATTAAGAAAAATTTTCACAGTTAATAATATTGATATGCCTATTAGCTTTGTACAGTTAAAACCTATTACGTTAGACTTTACTAGCCAAGACCTTAAAGCAGTTATGACACAAGACGAAATACGTGAAGAATTAGGGTTACCACCTTTAAATGAAGAAGTTGAAGTTAAGGAAAACTTCGCAAAAGTAGGTAGCATGATTACTGATGGCGTAGAATTACCTTTATATGAAACAAAAGAAGAAGCAGAAGCAGAAGCTAAAAGAATAGGCTGCAAAGGACACCACGAACATAAGCAAGATGGAAAGACCTACTATATGCCTTGTGAAAGTCATGACGACATAAAAAGTTTAAATCTAGAAAAAGATACAGAATTTACTGAATTAAAAAAATGGATAGCAGAATGCGGTGAAGATGTAAATACAGACTGGGAATTAATAGACGAAGAAAGGGTAGGTGACGAACACGAAGAATTTTTATTTGAAACTGAACTTAATAAATTAGCAGCCAATAAGCTAGAACTAGCTAGTACAGGTACTGCAAGACCTAATTCTAGAAGCGTACAAGACGGTGTTAACGACAGCTACAATGACTATTACAAGGTAAGATATGTATACACTAAAGATGAAAACTTAACACAAATAGATAGTTCTAGGGAATTTTGTAAGTTAATGATGTCGGCTGGTAAAATATACCGTAAAGAAGACATACTACAAATGACTAATATAGCAGTAAATCCTGGTTGGGGTGCAAGAGGTGCGGCAACCTATTCAATTTGGTTAGCCGATCAATACAACGACTGTTGTAACTCATTGAAAACCAACAAGTTAGAATTATATAAAGGGGGTGG